TCGGGAACGAACCGAAGATCGCGCGCCAGTTGTAGTAACCGAAGCTGTAACGCTCGTAACCTTTGACAAGAAGATTGTCAGTCACGAAGTCGACCTGCATGTCGGATTCATACTTCACGCGCTCCATGTAGCTCAGGCCGTCGATGTTCGTCAGCAGGAACCACGCCGAAGCGGAGGTGAGGTAATCGTTGACCATGTAGCCTTCTGGGAGACCACCGGCTGTTGAAATGATCGCGTTAACGTCATTGTCAGCAGAACCCGGACGCAATTCCGTCTTTGTGAGGCGGATTGCAACAGGCTCAAGCTGCGGCGGAACAACAAGACGACGCCCGCGAGCGAAGACCTTGAGGCCAGCCTGATCCTTGAAGTTAGTACGGATCGAGATCATGCCGTTGAGCAGCGAGCTTTCGTTCAGGTCAACGTAGACCGCAGGACGGTTGGAAACCGTGCCACCATCAATCGGATGATCCGAAGCGATAAGCGCCTTGCCGTCGCCACCAATCGACGCATTGTACGTCGTGGCAGTGTTCAGCACGTTCGCGCCATAGATTTCCTTCGTCTGAGCGAATGACTCGATCAGGCCAAGGTTGGAAGGCATGAACTGTGTCTTGTACAGGTTGTCATCAATCGCTTTGCGAGTGATGGCGTAGCCGAGAGCGATCTCGGTGTGTTCCTGATTGTAGACATAGCGTTCGCCAGCCGAGTTATCAAAAGCAGTCTGGCCGCCTTCAGTCTTCAACTGAGCAAGGCCCAAGAAACGCATTTCTGCGGTGCGCTCAAGCGCCATCTTGGATTCATGCTTCGTGAAGATCTTATCGTATTGCGACGGGATCTGCTCGTACTTGCCTTCAACTCCACGGAGACCGGGAAGGAGAAGGTCTTTAATTGCTGAAAGATTAACAGCCATTGGTCCTTACTCCTCTTAGATGCCGGTCTGGTTCTTGGTGGTGACGTTGTTGAAACCAACGACAACCCAATTGTAACCGGAGGTGTAGTCCGTGCCAGCGGAGCCGGGGGGCTGCGTGACAAGGCTAACGACACGGAACGGCAGCGTAGCCGTTACGTCAATCGACCCAGCGGTGACGAAAGCGCCAGAAATACCGCTAGCGGTATTGCCAGTGCCAATGTCATAGCCAATGTTTGCGTTAAGTGCGTCAGTGCCAATGGCAACAGAGCCAGCCTGAACGACAAAACGTGCATTGGGGTCGTTGATGATGTAGCCAGTCACGGTGTTGCCCGAAGCAACGTCCGAACCGGGCCAATAGTTGGACCACACGGTGCGCTTCTGCGACACCGAGAGATACTGGCAACCAACAAAGATACCGGCAATGCCAGCAGCAGCGGTGGTACCATCGCCACGGACAACCTGACCATTAGCGTCGGGTTCTACGGGGTCGCCAAAGAAGATGTTAGAAGCATTGTAAGCAATGACAACTGGGACCTGTTCATAGGTCGGAGCCGAACCATTGCCTGAGTACTGACGGAAACCGAACGGCGCGTTTGTGTTCGCCATGACGGTGCCTCCTTTTCAGGAAGTTCATCATCGCGCGCCGGGGCGACTAAGAACCGGGAAAGTTAAAACCTCCACGCCGGGGGAGGCCAAAAAATCCTTATGTCAAGGATTCTCATAATTTTTAACACATCCGGTAAATATGTAAAGGGGCCGAACATATGCCCGGCCCCCTATGTTTTAGTCCTTTGGAACAGGCATTGCTTCAAACGACTTTTTGATAGCCGGGCGGACCTTTTCATGGTCACGGGTCATCGTTCCGTCAGGTGTGCCAGAAAGCTGTGCTTCCTTGGCGCGGACCTGATCGCGAGCCGCACGATCTTGAAGACGACGGGCCTCATCGACCACTTCGCTGGGTCGCTCCATCAGGATCAAACCCTTTCGCTCGATGGTTCCGCGCGTCCAACCAGAAGGCATCATCTCGGGATGGCGCGAAGACGGAACCGGCTCCCAGCCCATGCGGGCCAGATGAACCGTATATGTTGGGTCTTCCGCGCCCAGCAAGGTCAGGCGCTTCCACTCATAGGTCCAGCCATCTGGAACGCACGTTATATCGACATAGAACTCGTCTGTGCCGTCATCTAAACCACCCAAATGACCACGGATTTCAGCCGCACGGCGCTTGGCGCGGTCAGCAGAGCTTTCCTCACGCATTTCAGCCCTCATATCAGCACGAGGAACAGACGACATCTCTTCCGAGAACTCTTCAGGGCGCTTGCCACGACGGCGGGGAGCTTCATTCATTGTATCTTCCATAACTTATTCTCCTTTATTGAAGGCGACCTTCTTTTTTCAGAAGCATCTTGTTGCGGGCGTATTCTTCGGGCGTTTGACCAAAGTTCTTTGCCATTTCAACCTCCGCAGGGGTCAAACGGACAATGTTCTGACGGCCATTTCCTTCCCGATTGACGGGAGCAGCAGCCGGAGCCGCCTGTCGGGACACCGACTTTGACGCGCTAGACAAAGGCGAATCCACTTCTTGCTCCTGCCGGTCATTGGAACGCTTGTTGAGGCGCAGGGTATCCTCAATGAAGCCAAAATAGTCGTCAGTGTCAGGCTGATAACCATCCGCAACAGCCAGATTATGAGCCGCAACCATCTTCTGCTGAAGGCGGGGGTCGGTCACGCACTGCGGATTATTGCGAACCCACTCAGCAGAGCGAGCCGAAAGCTGAGAAGCGAACTGCTCAACAGGGTCTGAGAAGGTCGGAGCCTGCTGTTTCGGACGGCTCTCCATAGCCACTTTGCCATTCTGCAATTGGAGCAGCTTGGCTTCATTGGTGGACATGGCGCGTTGGATTTTTGCGGCAACATTGAAGTCACCGGCAGCCATCGCTTCAGCATATTGGTTGGTCAGAAGCTCATTTTCACGCGCCACAGTGTCAATGGCTGTGTTCACGAGGTGAAGATTGGTGTCCTCGACCTCGACATATGCGTTTTGAGCGACCTGAGAAGCCTGTCGAGCGCGCTCTTCAGCCTCCTGACGGGCCTTTTTCTCTTCTTTGAGCTTCTTTTCAAGGCTCTTGAGCTTCTTATGAACGTCATCTTCAGCCCCATCATCGCTGCGAGAAATAACCTCGTCGTTCTCATTCACGAGTTCAACAATAGGCTCATCTTTCTCTCCAACTTTCGTCTCAGGCTCATCAGGTAGAAGGAACTCTAGCTGTTTTGCATCATTTTCCATGTCTATCTCCTATCACCACACTTCATCGGGGTTTTTGACCCGGCCCTTCACCTGCGTATCGTTCAGGATACGACAGAGAACTCCATGAACGGTGACCTGCCAGCCATCAGAAGGGCGGAACACAAGCCAATCGTTCAAGTTAAACGTCTCGCCATCAAACCAGCCGTCGCTGTTCGGCTCAAAAGCATTCGGACCCTTTTTCAAAAGAAGCCCAACCTTGGACTGGTAACGATCCTCGTCGGTTGTCTGGTCAGCCAAAAGAATGCCGCTCTTGGTCTTCTTCGGACGGATGTAAACGCCAACCAAAATCTGGTTGTTAAACAGTTCAATGGTCGAGAGATCACCGACTTCCTTGGTGATCGCTTCCATTGGGTCTTCGTCGTGCTGCATCAGCATATAAGGCATAGTTTTCCCCTCTTCTTAATGACCGTCAGCGACTGCTTCGGCCTCATCGGCAAGCTCAATCGCTCGCAGAAGTCCTTGGATGATTCCCACATTGTACTTGTAGGCTGCGTAATCAAGGGACGCATGGCCCGTGACAAGTGTATCCTTCATTCTCTCTATCTCTGCTTTGAGTAACTTGAGCAATTCGCTCTGATAGTGCGCTTGATATGTCAACATAACGCCCCCTCAGACGTTATCCCCTCGTGTGTAGGTGGGGTGGGAGCCAGAGGGGGCCAAAGCCCCCACCCCTGTTCGCAGCTAGTGTCGAGCCGCCGCGAATTACTTGTGCTTCTGGATTTCCGTCTTTTCCAAACGGCCCAAACCAGAACCAGCACCCGCATCCATGTCCCTGTAAGAACGGTAGGTGCGGTGACCAACTTGACCACCTTCCTTACGCATATGGCGCTTAGCAATGTCAGTTTTTTGAAGGCGACCTTCACCCGAACCTGCACCAGCAGTCATGTCCTTGTAGGACTTGGCAACTTTAGAGATACGGCCACCAGATTTGCGGGGCAACGGAGGCATACCGGGGGGCATACCGCCGGGAGCGCCGCCGCCGGGAGCAGGCATAGGCATAGGAGCGCCCTGCGGAGCGCCCATAGGCGTGCCAGCCTGCGGGGGAGGCACAGGCACAGGCATACCGCCGGGAGCAGGACCACCCATGTCAGGAGCGTTACCGGACTGTGCAGGCTTGCCAGCAGCAATCACGATGTTGATGTTGGTCTTGCCCTTCCCAGTTTTGCCACCGCGCGCGTGAGCGTCACGGCCACCGGGAACAACACCCGGAACCTTGTGGGGATACCCAGCGCCAGAGAACACTTCGCCGCCAGTAGCACGGGCTGTACGACCACCGCGCTTCAATTCACTTGAAGTAAGGCTTTCATTTTTGCCCTTTTCACGTTGGGCTTCTTTGATGGCAGCTTTGAGTTGCTTGGTTTGACCAATAGTAAGGCCATCAGCACCCCAAGTTGGGGTTTTTGTTTTTCCGCCTTCAGCCTTGCCGGTACGAGCAGAAGATTTCACCATCTTCTTGATGAGAGCTTTATCCTCAGCCTCATCTTCGTGTTTTTTTGCAGAGCCGCCCTTCTTCATGCCGGTAGCTTTCAGGGGCGACAGTGCGCCCTTCTGAACGCGATTGAAGCCCGAGCCATAGAGACCACCGGGAACGCCTGCGCGGCCAGCAGCCTTCTTCATCATGTCGGCAGCGCCAGCAACGCCGGGGCCAAACTGTTCGGTATCACCGCCAGCGGCCTTCTTTGTGCGGCCACCAGCCTTGCGGTTCTGCGGCATCTTGCGCTGGTATTCCATCTGCTCCTTGTCAAAGGCAGCAGCACTGGCAGCGCGCTGAGCAGGAGACGAGCTACCCGGCTTGATACCAGCTTCTTCACGGGTCAGCGGGCCAGCCTTGCCAGTGGCGGGCATGTCCTTGGTGGCCTCGATGATCTTGGCGATCTCATCAACCTTGCCACCATCATCACGGCCCTTGCGCTTGGCAGCGCCACCCTTCTTGAAACCACCAACGTGCTTCTTGCCTTCGCGCTGCTCATTGGCTTCGCGGACATCACGATTGATCAGACTGTCAGCAGAAAGAGCGCGGCCACCCGACTTGCGAGCCTTGCGGTCAGCGCGAGCAACGGTTGTTTTGCCGGTAACCTTGCCACCCTTCTTAAACTGGCGCTTGGAGATCGGGCGCAGGCCCGTCTTCACATCAGCGTTCAACAGTTCAGCAGGCGACCAAGAGGACGAATCAACTTTCGTCAGTGGACGATCTGTTCCAAGGCGCTGGGCCTTGGCCTTCATGGCCGCGCGGGCCGATTTCGCCATGTCAGACATGCTTGCTCCTAGCTAGGTTTTCCGGGCGTCCCCGGCGCTGCCTGTAAGGGGGGGCTTGGGCAGCATCAAGCCTTTCGCGATACTATCATAAGAGCGCGATCTACAATAGAGCCGCCACGCTTCCTGCCTTCCAAGGACCGGCGATACATTTCCAGCCACTTGGCGACATCGGATGTAGGAGCGCCAACTCGGCCCATCATCATCCCACTGGATGGGTCGATGTAGCTGTTGCCCTGTGCCTTGCGCCCATAGCCCCACTGAGCGAGACGGACGCTGTTGCTATCGCCAGCCACGAATGCGCCGGGATACTGTTTTGCAATGTCCTGAGCCGAACGCTGAGTGATGTGCAGAGGATCGCGAGGATCGTACTGCGGCGCAACAAACTGAACGCCACGCTCTTCAGCAGCACGACGGACTGCCGCACTGACATCAGCAAAACGCTTGTCGTTAGGATTTGGCAGAACAATCACAGGATTGATGCCTGCCGCGACTGCGTTGTCGATGACCCTCAGAGCGCCTTCATAGCCCAACTTTGGATTGCGGTAGTCATTGGTACCAAAAGCAAAGACACCCGTCTGGTTGCCCTGCTGTGGCTGCTGGACCTGCTGCACAATGGCAGGAGGCGTTGGTGGTGGTGCTGCGACCATAGGCATAGCTCGTTCCCCCTGAGCTTGCGGTGGTGGAAGTTCACGACGTTCAACAGGGACAACAGGCGCAGTCAAGCGTTCCTCTCGTGCCGGTGCAGGAGTAGGCGCAGGCTGCTCCATCTTTTGACGGCGCATCATCTCTTCAGCGGCGCGGAAATAATCGGCCTTGTTTTCAGGATCGCCCCAATTGATTTGGCCATCCTGAACTAGCTGGCCGCCCGTCGATTGCCAGACATCGCCGCCTTCCGCTTTGTGTGTGCGGCGTCTGATGCGACCACCACGGCGTTCACCACCGTCGCCACCACCGCCGCCACCATCGCCACCACCACCACCGCCATCGCCGCCGTCACCGCCATCGCCGCCATCACCCCCATCACCTTCTCCGCCACCGCCGCCACCATCGCCATCGCCTTCCCCTTCACCTTCTCCCTCACCTTCACCATCGTCTCCTTCATCTTCTTCTTCAGCCGGAGGAGGCGCAGGCGGAGGTGCTGGTTGCGCCCAAGGGTCAGGAATGCCGGGAGGAAGTCCGGGGTTTTGAGCAGGCTGAGCATTAGGGCTTGGCAAATCAGCAGGGTCTACTGCGCCAATTGTTCCGATGCTAAATCCATATCCCGCAGGAGGGCTGCCGGGAGGAGTTCCCGCACCGGGGCCGGGACCGGGGCCTGCGCCATCATTTTCACCACCACCACCGCCAGCAGCACCATTGCCGCCAAAAGCACCAAAATCATTAATGTTGCCAACACCCGCCCTACCACCAATAGGGCCGTAGTTTTGGCCCCACATAGCAGGATCTTGAAGACCCTTGCCGGTAGGATCTAACACAGGATCAAACTCATTCTTATCAATCGGCGGGGCAGGCATCATGCCTTTTCCTTTGCCTGCCGAAACATTGCCTAGACCGCCAACGCCACCGAATTGGCCCATCTGACCTTTGCCAACGGGACCGCCCGGAACACCAGAAAGGCTGGGAGTTGCAAATGGCGTAGGCGCAGGCGGCGCAACTTCATCTCTGCCCCGTGAAGGAGGAGTAGGAGCCGCATCACGACCCAGATTAACCGACGGAACCGAATACGCTTGTGGCGCGGGAGGCGTACCTTTGGAGTAGCCAACAGAAGAAGAGATTGGTGCTGCGCCCTTGCCAGCAATCATGCCACCAACAGTGGGGCCACCAAAAAGACCAGACACTGTGTTTACCATCCCGATGCCGGGCGCAAATCCAAACGCAGCATTGATTGCTGTAGCAGCAGGATTGGCAATAGCATTGTCCAACGGACCAAAGCCTGTAGGCCCACTGGTCGTTCCAGATGACCAAGAGGTATCGGACGGGCTGTTTTGGTCGGGTGCTGATGTGCCGAGTGAACCCCAAGATTCGGGGCTGATACTGTTAGAAGTGCCATCACCCCCGCCAGTGGGCGTGTTCGGCTTCATCGTTTGAGCGGTCTTGCTCAATTCTTCTTGTTCTTTTTTCTTTTTTTCTTCAGCAGTTAATGCCGCACCGCCGTCAGCAAAACCGACGCGACCGCCTTCAGCGTACTTGCGTTTTACGCCAACGTTCTTGTGGTCAAAGACAACGTAGTTGCGGGAACCCTCACCAGCGTTTCGTGAGCCAGCATCAAGATATTTAATCCCTTTAACGCCATGATTGGCTAAAATATCAGATGCTATTTTCCCGTTTTGACTTGATACGGTTTCCATATGTGGCATCCATTCACCATGAATTATGGAATGCACAACATCTTTGCCGCTTGATTTCTGAATCATATGTTGAACCTTGAAAGGGTGAATGCCTCTTTCAAGCAATGCTTTTTCTGCTGCATCACGCACATGTTCGCTTTGCTCTTCAAGCGGTTTATCCCAATCAAGAAAATGATCAGGATTAGCTTTGATATGCACTTCGTACATATGTCCGGGGCTGGCAACATCTATTGGCTTTGAGCCTTTTAAATTTTTGTTAGCCCATTCCACCACATGATCAGGAGCATTCATGCTCGACAGAGCAGTGTCGATTGTTTCATCACTATACACGGGGTCCAAAGGTTCCCCATTGTTATCCATTCTGTAAATTTGCGCTTCCTTGTAAAGGCGGCGCAATAGATTTTCTATGTGTTCATCTGGGTGATTAAGAGGATATGTTGTGCCCCCAATTTTCACCTGCGGTGATGCACTTTTATGAGAAAGGTCATCTCTATATTTTTTTGCAACATCTTCATTTTGAGCAAAATACAGCCCATGCCCATACGCCTGAGCGCCTTCGCCAGTGCCGATTTTGCTGGTGTCAAACTGCTCAAAGTCGTGCGGAGAGCCGTGATAGGCTGTGATGCCGTCGTCATCGGTCTGCCCACCATCAGCACGATCAATGCGCTTTTGGTTCGGGTCAAAGTTGCCAGTGTTAGAGAACGCTGATTTGATCTGGCCCGGATAGCCGAGGATGACTGCGAGGTTGCCGCCCTGAGATTCAGGAACCCAACTGTCGTAACCCTGCGCCCGCAGAGTATCAAACCAGTCGGACTGGGCCTTTTTGTAGTTCTCAGACTGCATAATATGGTCAGGCTTCTCACCCGTATATGGGTTCTCAGCCTTCAGATATGCAGGGATGACGCGAGAAGCCGTGTTGGTCTTCTTGTAGCGGCCACCTTCATATTTGTAATTCTGGCTGTCGTTCTGTTCAGCGTATGCAGACGCTTCTTTCGGGTCTGTCGTGAACCATGCACCGTGACGAGCCACTTTGAAGTCAGAGAAGTCTACATCTTTGGATGTGCCGTGAAAATAACGACGGGGCTTGCCTTCATCATGCGCGACACTGTTGCCGAACCATGAGCGGAAATTGGGATGATCGACATCGACAGGCTTGGTCTCAACCGTGCCACCGCGCTTTTTGGTGATGTCATCATTATTGCGATCAAAGTTGCCGACGTTGCCCGTAGCAGATTTGATCTGTGACGGATCGTACACGCCGAGGTTCTTGACCCCGTCCTCTTTTACAAAGAACGAGTCGTGGCCCATCGCTTTGATGGCATTTTGAATAGGAGAGCTTTCAATCGCTCCCCAATGTCCCTCTTTGACTTCATTAACGAATTTCCAAAGATGCGGGTCCATAATCAAGTCAGGACCAAGCTCTTGGACAAGAGCATTCAAGTGCTTTGGATTTTCATAATCAAAAGGCTTCTCTGCGCGCACATGAACAGGCAGCACATTAGGCTGCGGCTCAGGCATTTTATAATGTTGCGCGCCTTCATATGCCTCTTGAAGGTCGTCATGGTTCCAGCTTCCGCGAGCATATCGGTTTGCAAATTCAGTATCGGGCGTAACAAAAATATGCCCTGCGCGGTTTGTCATGAACGACTGAAAATTTTTATCAGTCCCATGATACCAACGACGATTCTTAATGGCGTCCGGTGTTTTGCCGTGGAACTTCTTCAAGTTCTTTGCGCGAAGCGGATCATTCTGCGGAATGTAGCCTTCCACATCTCCGCCGTCAGCTTTAACGATCACATGATCATAGACGGGATGTTCCGCGCCACGAACAGATATGCGACCGACTTGATTGCCGAGTGTTAAATTGCCTCTTGTGGTTGGCCGCAACTTCGGTTCCTGTTTCTTGTTCGGATACCGGGCCAGATCAACGCCTTTTGGATAGTGCGCGTTGAGAGAATAATAGTGCTTGTTGCGGTGATCTGTGGACACAATAGTATTTGTGTCTTCGTGACCTTCAGGAGCCTCCAACCACTTCCAGCCAGCTTTTTGCTTGAAGAGATTTGTCTTCGCAATTGCGCTGCCGCGACCCGGAGTTCCAGTTTCATCAACTGAATCTTCAGATGCGTTGAAGTACGGTTTGCCACCCGGAAAAACGCCAAGTGAAGCCAACGCAGCCTTGTGGCCTGTCATATCTTCCTTGGTGCGGGCATTGATATACTGGCCACCAGCGGGCCTAGCATCCTCCGGGAACATGCGCTGCGGCTTTGGGAAGACAGGGATGGGGTTCTTGATGTTTGGGATGTCATCCTGATCCATCAGTCATCTCCGCGAAAGATTGGCTCCCCAGCTTCCGCTGTACGAATGTGAACGCCCGGAATACGCATGGCAGGATGAAGCTGCATCAGATCATCCGGGCGCTTGCGAAGGCGCGATATTACAGAGCCACCTTTAGCAAAGCCTTCGGCCTTGGGTGTCTCAGGCAACTCCCACCAATTGGGACGCGACGCGCCCTGATCATTTGCAAGATGATGATGAGCATTGTGGAACTGCTGGATGTGATCTTCACCCGTCATGTCATATTTCGTCGCCATATCAATCTTCCTTTTTCTTTTGCGGGAGGATCGGCACGGTATTTCCGTGCTTCTTCGGATCGTAATGGACAAAGAACCCCTTAGAGTCGATATGCGCTGTGTCGCGCTTACCCGTACTCTTCAGGTTGCTCAAGCCAACGATCACGCCATTTGGCCCTTCATTCTCCAACATATCAAGCGGACGGAAGTCGTGAGACTTGCCATCAATGACACGGTATTTCTTGCCGGTCTCTTGATCATGCACGAACTCAGGAAGCTGCTTGCCCTTGTTGCTGAAGACCATAGCAACGTTGTCGCCCTGATCCAGCTTGCGGCGCATCTTGTTCCAATTTGTGTGCGGATTCTCAACACCCTCTTGGCTCACACCAGTTGAGGAATGAGTGTAATGGTGGTTCTCGGCAACCGGGTTCCAGCCCATCTTCGTGTAGTCATAGAACGACACATCTGGCTGGCTCTCGATCAGCTTCTTATGGACAACCGGATTGATGTCCGAGAGCGTATTCAGACGCACACCAAGGTGATTGCCATTGCGCTCAGCCTCGCGACGGGCGCTCTCGATGTCGTCCCACAGACGCACAGCAAAGGCTTCAGGCTCGCGCATCATAGCCATCGTGCGGTTCATGGCGCGCTGACGAACGCTGATGCCGCCCTTCTTTTCCTGCGAGCCAGAGAAGGCTTCTGAATACTGGCCCGATGTTTTGCCAAGGCATTCATCTCGACACGAGGCGCTGTTTGGACACAGCTTCATCTCGCCTTCGCGATAGTCGGGATACAGCGACAGACCGATAGTCTCGACGCCACGGCCATCATCAAGCTGGATGGGGGCCTTCTCGTCAGAGCCAGTCTGTGCCTTCAACAGCTTGGCATTCTGGCTGAGCAGAGCAGGCTGGCTGCCATCCTTGTTGCGGCCCATATACGGCTCAAGAGCCTTGATGGCTGCACGAGAATTGGCGATGCGCTCGCTCTCAGGAAGAGACAGATGGCGCTCAAGACCACGGTCAAAGGCTTCACGCAGAGAATTGGTGTTCGCCCGGCCCGGCTGGATTTTTTTGAACTGATAGTCACCCATCTGATCCTGAGAAGCCGGTGCAGCACCAGCCTTCCTGATCGAGAATTTCGGACGAGGCGCAGCCAGTGTCTGCTGGGCCAGAGCGACCGTAGGGTCAACTTCCGGCGCAGCAGGAGCCGTAGGCTCTGGCATCATATCGTCAGCGGGAGAACCGCCTTCAGCATAGCCACGGCCATATTGCCGAGCCAGACGCAGAGCGTCTTCAATCAGGCGTTTCTGCGCGTCCATATTAGCCTCGGCGAAGCATGTGGTGGATGATTTCCAACGCCTTCATTATAGCAGCATCTTTGTGATGACCGCCAGCGGCACCACCGCGCTTCATGCCGTCTTGAGAGACAGTCTCGCCTGCGTCCTTGCGCTCCTGAGCCTGCTTGGCAGCAGCGCGGAAGTACAGACCCTTGTTATCGGGATCAGCCTGCTGCATGGCGAACAAGTCTTGCGAAGACTTACCCTCATAGGGGTCTTTGAACATGCCAGAGAACCAGCTTTTTCCAGAACCCTCACCAGACGACCTCGGCATATCAGACGGGCGGCTAGGGGGCATTGGAGCAGCTTGGCGAGCCGGTGCCTGACGAGCAGGAGCCGCAGCCGGGGCAGAAGGACGAGCGCCATAACGCTGGGTCAGGGCTTCGGCGTCAACGGCATCGCCGGTATAGGACGGGATAACAAAGCCAGCATCGCCAACGTAATCAGCCGGGATGCCTGTTCCATCCTGAGTGGGCGCAACAGGAGCAGGACGACCGTCGCGTGTCTCTGCTGCCTGCGCGCTGGGGGCAGTAGCTTGAGGCGCTTCACGAGCAGCAGCAATCGCGTTCATTGCACGATCAACGATGCCGGGCTGGCGAGGTTGATAGCCTTCAGACGAACCACGAGGGATCGGATGGGTCTGGCGGGCAACGATGCGATCCTCTTCCGTCATAGGACGAGAAAGTTGGATCTCAGACCCAGCGCCTTCCAAGCGATTCATAATCGGGTCATAGGTCATGCGCGGCGCAACTTCGCTGCGGCTCGGGTCATAACCGGGCATCGACGCATCACTGGCGCGCTCGTTGGAAAGTGCGCCGGGGTTCTGACGGTAATAGTCCCGGTTCATCTGGGCCAATTCTCCGGCACCAGAACCTTCAAAACCCGGTTCGCGGCGGTTCTCAAGATCAAAGCGAGAGCGACGCTCGATCTCAGCGGCAGCCATTGCAGCGGCCTGAGAAGGCTCGTAGCCCTGCTCGGTATAGAAGCGAATCAAGCGAGCGCGCTGCGCCCCACGAGCGCGGTCAGCAGCCATGCCACGGAAATCTTCAGCCATCACGGTTGTCCTTCTGGATTGGACGAAAGGATACCCATTTCCTTGAGTACAGGCTCAACAATGGGGGCAACGAGCGGGGCGCTTTCGGGATGCACCGCAAGGTTTTGAGCAAGGTCGATAAGCTGGATGCGCTCACGAGCCTGACGATCTTTGATCTTCTCCTGAAGCGTTCCCTGCGAGATACCCATCTCGTCTTGGAGCTTCTGGATCTCGATCTGATCGCGGATTTGTTTGGACTGGGCGTCAGCCTGTGCGCGAATCATGTCCGCATCAGCCCTGATCTTGTCCGTCTGCATTTTTGCCATTGCCTGCATCAGCTCAGGCGGCGGGTTCTGCTGGCCCTTCATCGGGACCATGAACTGTTCGGGGTTGCTCCAGCCAATGGTCTGCAAAGCCTCAACGTCGATAGCAATCGGGTCGTACAGGCTTGGGTTCTGCTGCTGAAGCTGCTTCAGAGCCATGACCTTCATGACGCGCTGGGTGTGGCTGGCTGTGTTCGGGTCAGCCTGCGGCACCAATTCGCAGTCATTGAGCGCCTTGATGAGCGTTTCCTCGTTCCACTGGGTCGTCATGCGCTTATTGCGCTCCCAGAAGCTCTCAGGATGCTCACGGAAGCAGCGGACGAGCAGTTGGAACTCTTCAGCCTGCGCCGAGTGCATCCGCTTGTGTACAGAATTGAGGATCTTGGTGGCCTGATCAATCAAAGCCAGCGTCGTACCCACCGGGGCATCAGCTTTGCCCTCGCCCACAGCCATTTCAGCAGTGCCGCCGACGCGAGCGCCGGTCTGAGCCATGTTATCGACAAGCTGCATCAGTGAAGGAGCCGCGCCAGTGTTGTAAGGCAACGGCATAATGGCCTGATTGAGCGGCATACCGCCTGTTTTGACCAGCGCACCGCCGCCCGGAGGCACACGGAAGATGTTCGTGTTCTGGCGAGCGCCCGTATCCGACATCAGGAAGCCGGGGAAGTTCGCGTACATGCCCGAATCAAGCAGTTCGCGCCACGCAGCAGTGATGGCGTTGGTCGTATTGCCCAGAATATGCAGCAAACCGATGTCGTAGAAGCCAATGCCCGGCACAAACGTATATTTCACAAAGTTTTGGCGAGCTTCAGGAAGCTCTTTCGTGTCCTCATCGTAGTTTCGGACGATGGAAAGGATTTCCTTGGTCGAGGCGTCGATGGTTACGCGATATGGGATCTCCAAACCGCTGATCTTGCCCTTATATTTGTGCTCAAAACCCGCAACATCGAGTTCGCAATAGCACTCATAAAGCTCGCGGTCGCGATCCAGAGGGTTAGCAACGGTGTCGGCCACGCCCTCGATGGCATTTTTCTCGCGCTGAGCCGCATTCAGGTCTGGCTCGGTCGGTGTGGCAAGGTCCACATCGCGATAAACGCCCAAAATCTGAAGGCGCTTCACTGTCGAGGGACGCATCATGACGCGATGGGTCACGCGCTTGGCGTTCCGCAGGTCAGTTGCGTTGTTATTGACGATCAAATCTTCCGCATCAACGCTCTCGGACACCGGACGGTTCCGCAGCGGGC